ACCCGACACCCTTAGTTACAGACGTTTTCTTTTCGCTGAACAAAGGCATACGGGCATCGCTTGACCTCATGAAGTTGTTATCAACAGACTCCATTTGGGCTGTGGCTTGTCGGTTGTAGTACTCATTGCGTGATTCAGCCAATTCTTCTGGCATTGAGCACAGCATTAGTCCGCCAATTTCGACGTTGCCGTTTGCATTACCTTGCAGTAGCAGCTCAGGATAATCCGAAGCGCTGACTGGTTCCCATCCTTCACGCATCTTTTTAGATACGTTAGACGCATGCGTCTGACCTAAAATCTCGGTGGCAACCCACCGATGCTTCAAGCCCGGGCGTGGATCCGGATTGGGGAGAGTGCTTGCTGGTCGATAAACCATACGTGCATCGCTCTCACGTGTTTGAAGGTTTCTAGGTGTGCGATCTTCTTTCGCACCGTCACGACTAATTCTTTCAGACATGGTTAGGACTCCGAGTTAAGTTTAAGTACTTCACGAGCATACTGTTCATTAGTAAGGTTCAGCCGCTTGGCTAAGGCTTCTTGGGTTTTAGTCAATTTGACACCCACCTTCTTACCTGCAGTACGAGTTGGAGCAGCAACAACGGTTGCCGGACGTTTCGGTTCCCTCCGCGCCTCACCGAAATAATCGGGAAACACTTCACGCAAGCGAGCGTCAATTCGCTCGTAGTAAGTATCGGTCCGAGGATCGATACCGTTTTCGACCAGCTTTTTATGCACAGCCAGCGCGAGACTGGTCATCTCATCATCTTGCCCAAACCACTGGTTCCGGGCTTGCCACTTCGCCGCCTTGGGATCGTATGTGGCACCTGATTGCTGTTGCGTTGGTTGACTATATACATCAGTTTCAGGGATTTGTAAAGCACTAGGTTTAAAAGATTTTGCTTGCTCCAATCGGTACCGAGCCGCAGCCAACTCTTCTTGCGCTGCAATAATCTGGTCGGTGTCGTAGGTTTCCTGTGCTTCCTTGAGCTTTTGACGAGCAAACTGCATCTCCATCTCAGCCTTCTGAGACGCCATTTCCGTGTAAGTCTGCGCCCCAGCGTTGTAGGTTTCCCGCAAACGCTTGTTTTCTTCCAGTAACTGCTGAGCGATTCGAGCGGCTTCCTCCCGTTCCCGAAGTGCCGCTTCCTTGGCACGACGCTCATCATGGCGGGCATGGCTCAACTCCTTAATTCGCTTCTGGACTTTGTCGCTATATTCTGCAACTTCTTCATCAGACGCGTCCTCAACCTCACGATCTAAAGGCTTACGCCCCCGATCCTCTGGCGGCGTATCGTCTACAACCTCCAGTTCAATGTCGGATTCTTCAGAAGTTGACTCATCCACGCCAGAATTGGCTTGAAAGTCTTCTTGCTCGTCAGGAAATTTAAATTCTTCTTTATCGTTAGTTGCCATTTTTAACTCCTATTAAGCGCGGGTATATCCGCGTGGGTCTTCAACAACCGCCTCAATTTGATCATCATTGAGTAAGCGGAACTCGCGTCCGTGGACTTTAAAACGTGTACCAGAGTAAGCCCTAACTAACACAAAGTCACCTTCTTTACACCACGGGCCACTTGAGAACTTAGCCGTGTCTTTGTACGCGTCGGGGCCAACACCCACCACAAAAAGCACAGTTGTACTGTGTTCTTCGATCTTGGCTATTGATTCCGGTTTAAGAACATCCGTACCGCTGAACTTATCTTCTACTTCGGGAACGGCACACAAAATCTTCCAACCTTGCGGTTTAGGGAGTTGTGTGGCTTTTTGGTCACTTACTTCTTCAGTCATCGTTGTCATCTGATTCCTCAGCTCTTTTTGCAAGGTCGAGTAAATGGGACTCCGCTAGCGCCAGACCTTGAATGACGCCACAGAGTTTTTGGTACTCTTCAAAAGTGCGGCATGCCCCACCAGCGCAGTCATCTGCGTAGTTATTCATGTCGTCTCTAATCTTTTTGCGTAGAACGTCTACGAATGAAGTTATCACTGGTTGCTACCTCCTTTAGTTTTGGATTTGTTTAGACGAAGTGTGCTGTGGGATTTGGCTATATCAATGCCAGTCCGAGCACTTTCTAAGTCAAACCGAGCCTCGGCTTCTTCTTGCTTCATACCCGCCATCTCAGCCTTGAGTATCAATTCACCGGCTTTTAGCTGTGCGTCAGTCTGCATTTGCTGGGCTTTAAGGTTGGCCTCCATCTGATCTTTGGCAGCTTTACGCTGAATCTCTGCCTGCTGTAAGCCAAGTTTCTGCATCTCGACCTGCATAATCGGATCCTGCATCTGCTCTTGGGCCTGTGCTTGTGCGGCCTCGGACTGGTGTTGCGCCAGTACGATCTGAGACCCTTCCGCCACCATACGGGACAACTCAACCTCAGCCTGCTCTGGTAGCTTCTCATCTGGATGTGGCAACGGAACCCCGATGGCATCCTGAACCTGACGACGGTACGCGTAAGCCAAGTGCTCGGCAATATGTGCCTGAGCTGCCGCCATGATCTGCGTAGCCATTGGAGACTGACCCACCATGGCTTGAATAGACGGATCTTGGATCATATTGGTGTGCGCCGTGATATGGGCGTTGTGGTCCTGATACATAAACGCCTTAACTGGCTTTAGCCTCAGCATGTTCATGTTTTCAGATAGCGGGTCTGTTGGCTTCTCATCATCGATACTTGGCACAAGCTTGGCTACGTTCTTAATACCCAACACCTCCAGCATCTGCCGGTGTAGCGCGGGGATGTCGTATACCTGTGGTGCTTGTTGAGAAAGCTGCAGCACGGCTTGGTACTGTACGATCCGCTGGGACATCGTTGCTGCATTGGGATCTGATACAGGGATAACCTCGACCATGTTGTAGTCGCTGGCCTTAGCCCGTGGCTGTCCATCTTCCGGCTCGTAGTCGTAACTGTCGTCTGTGTAGTCACGAATAATAGTAGCGAGTAACTTCAGCTCTTGCTTAAATGCATAATGCACCCGAGCCTGAACAGCCGACATCACCTTGAGCATACGCTCTAACAACGCCAACGTCGTACCCACCGGAGCTTGCGCGGACATATCGCTGATCTTCATGTCAGCCGTTGCGGCAAAGCGACGACCTTCATCAACGATGGTGTTCAATAGGTTATATAGCGTCTGCGATGGCTCTTTATATGGCAGCGGCAAGATGTTGTCACGAATAGCACCGGAACCAACGTCTACATCGCGGAACTCACCCGGAGCAATTGGAGTGTCGTCACCCTTAATCCGCAGGCCACGAGACTTCAGACCGCCCGGAAGGTTTGATAACGTACCCGCGTCAACAAGTTGTCGGATGATGCTGGTTGCGGACTTAGCAAACCCACCGATCAAGTGAAAGAGACCAAAGCCATACACCCCAAATCCGGGGATGTATACGTAATGCACGAAATGATTGCGCTTTTGTTTTGTCTCATCGTCTTCGTAGAAGTTACGGCGAATAGCTAGAATCTCACCCGTTCCCTCCATTACAGTCACCACATACGGCAAAGCAATGCCTGTTGGCTCACCATCATCTTCGTCTTCGTATCCCGGCAGATCAAGATTTACGTGCATTTCATAAATGATGTAGCGGTCGTCATTCAAGCTACTTATGCCGGTTTCCTTGTCCTTACGCTCTTGAATTTCATTTTTCTGCTTTGGTGGGTCGCCTAGATCAATGTCTCTATAAAACCCAGCCACCTGCAGTTTGCGAATCTCATTCTTAGTCTTATACATCCGGTGCGTTACGCGCTCGGCTGTTTCAATCCCACTGGCACCGTATGAAATAATTACATCTTCGGCAGGCACAAACACTGACATCTGGCGCTGCTGTGATGGATCATAATAGACCTTCTTAAATGCCGAACCGGTTGCGGGTAGGTTCCACAACATACGCTCGTGCTCACTACGAAACTCTGGCATACGCTCAGTTAGTTCGTAGTTCATGTCTTCCTTCACACGCTGGGCAGCTTCGTCTTTCTCCTTGGTCTGCTTACCAATGATCTTAGTCTTAACTGGTCCTTGTGCAGGGAAGGTTTCCATAATTGTTTCTGACTGGAAACGCACTACAGCTTCCGTAATCATTGGGTGGAATACACCGCAAGCGCCGTTCCATGGTTCAGTACGCTCTTCGTATTTAAGACCAAGCAAAGTTAACCCTTGCTTATACGTATCTTCCCATTCCTTACGCGAACCCATATCGTTCTTAATATCTTCCAGCAAATCGGAACCAAGAGTGTCCATTTCGCTAAGATCAATTTCTTCAGCAAGATTTGCATAAATATCTTCATCGGCTTCCCCCGGTTCAATCTCAATTTCCAACCCGTCGGCACGAATAGATACCGATTCAGGATCTTCAATCTCGATCTCAATTTCTGGCTCACCCATCATCTGCTGAGCCATTTCTTCAATGCCAACGGGCATCTGCGTTAGTGCTTTATCAACTGCCATGATTCTTTCCTTTAATAGTAAGCAGCCTTTCGGCTTCTCCAGTTTGTCGGTGCATCCTGCTCATCGGTAGGTAGGC